AATTGAAAAAATAGAATTAGATGATATTAAAAAATCTCAATATGAAATGTTAAGAAATCCTAATTTCTTTAATGATGTGAAAATTAAAGAAGAGGAAAACGATGGTGATACGATTACAGAAACAGCTGGATACAGAAACGCAAAACAAATAGTGCGTGATTTGAAAAGAGCTGGAATAAGAAATGCAGAATACATAAAAGAACAGTATCATTATCCCGATGGAATTCCTATAGATGAGGATATGTATGTGCTGCCTCAGCAAAGAAAAGATTTTGATCTTGTAGATCAAATGGAAGAGGAAATAAGATTGGCAAAAATATTAAAACAAACACAGAAATTGAAAAATGAAGCGTTGGTAAAATACAATGAAGAACAGCAAAAAAGGCAAGAACGTCTAATGGCGGCGATGGAGTTAGCTGAGAAACATGAAGCTGAAATTCAGCAAAAAATTCAAAAGGCAATGGGTCGAGATAAGGAATCATAAGACCCCCCAGTACAAAGTCGCATAGAGGCCCTCAGGACACGTCCTGAGGGCTTTTTAATGACTGTTAGAAAAAAATGTTCTTATAGCTTTATCCTAATAAGAACAGTTGACACCAATGTAAAATTGTGGCAAAATAAAAAAAAGGAGATAAAAAAATGGATTTTAATACAGTAATGCAAGGTGTAAATCAAGTAGGTTCTGTAGTTGGACAATTAATGGGTGCTGCTCAAGACGCAAGAAATTTTCAACTTCAGGCTGATCAGTTTCAGTATCAGCAAGATTTAAATAGAACTATGATGGAACGTGAGGATACAGCAATACAGAGAAGAGTAGCAGACTTAGAAGCTGCAGGATTAAACCCATTATTAGCAGCAGGTGCGCCAGCTGAAGCTAAAGGTGCAAGGAGTGCGGAAGCTCCTCAGCATTTATCACAAAATAGATTAGGTGCTGCTCAAGTTGGTAATTTAAATGCACAAACAGCATTAACTATTGCCCATGCTCAGAAGATAGATGCAGAAATAAAAAACTTAGGTGCATATAACGATTTAATGAAAGCACAAGAGAGAAATTTAGAATCACAAAATGCAAATTTATTAAAACAGAATGAAGTTATAGAAGCTCAAATAAAAAAATATGCGTATGAGTTAGAAAAATTATTACCAAGTCAATATAATCTTAACGAAGTGGAAAGAAAAATAAAAGATTGGAATTTTAGTATGGCTGTAGAAGATGGTATAAGAACTGATGTTAATCCTAGTATATTTTCAAATATAAATCAGTTCAGACATTTATTAATGAAAGATTTTAATATGAAATATGATGAAGCTACGGAATTTATAGAAAAGTTTATTGAGGATAGGAAAAATTGGAATAAGCCTCATCAATCATCGAGTGGAGAAACACATTCAGGATTAGGTGGAAAATATTAGAGGATATAATTAATGACTAGAATGTATTATTATTGTTGTATGAAAAATTATTTTATATGGTTGAGATATAAAAGAGATCATCCCATAAAAGCAAAGTTTTGGGATTTTATATATAGAGAGTTACCAAACGTTGTTTGGAAGTTTAGGTATTATGTATTGGAGGGTAATTATGAGGTTCAGAAGAAGAAGAAATTTTAGAAACAAGAAAGTAAGGAGTTTAGGACGAAGAGGACGAAGGTTAAGAAAATACAGTTCAACGAGAGGAGGTGTAAGGTTATAAAATGAAGTGTACTAGTCCATGGGAGTTAAAGGATGATGAAGGAAAAATAAAAAGTGTAAGATGTGGTAGATGTATGGCATGTAGAATAACGAGAGCACAGGAATGGAGTGTTAGGCTATTACATGAAATGTCTTTACATGAAGATTTATGTTATATTACTTTAACATATAATGAACAATGTATACGTTCAGATTTTTCACTAGAAAAAAAAGAGCTTGTTAAGTTCTTTAAAAGGCTTAGAAAAAAAATTGAGCCGAAAAAAATAAAATACTACGCTTGTGGTGAATATGGAGAAGAAACTTATAGACCGCATTATCATGCTATTGTATTTGGATGGAATTCAGATAATCAATACTTTTTGAGGTACGACAAAGGAAAGAAGATGATGAGTTCAAAAGAATTGGATGATTTGTGGAGATTTGGCGAGAATACCATAGATTTAGTTAATTTAAAAGCGATAAATTATGTTACAAAATATATAACTAAAAAATTATATGGTGAAATGGCTGAAGAATTTTATGGTAGTAATGAAGTACCTTTTAATTTAATGTCTAAGGGACTTGGTTATGAATGGTACAAAAAAAACTGCCAAAAGGATGAGTTTCTAAGGATAAATGGCAAAGATGTAATGATTCCAAAATATTATAGGAGAAAGAACGATATAAAAATAGAGGAACTTGCTGAGTTGCCGATATCAAAAGAGGAAAAGCTCTATAAAAAAGGATATCTAAGTGAAGATATTCAAAGATTAATAAGATCGGATAATTTACAACGCGAAAAAAAATTAAATAAACGCGCTGAATTATTCGATAAAAAAAAGTTATGAAAAAAAATAAAAACATAACAAATAGAGCTTAAAACTTTGGCGCCTACTGGCGCCGAAGTCACCAAGCCGTAGGCGCGGTAGTTAGGAGACGATGATATGCGTATTTATACTATTCTTGATATCGAGGCAGAGCAATATAGCTTGCCATACTTTGCGGTTAACGACAAAATTGCTATTAGGATGTTTCGCGAAACTGTATCAAAGGCTTTGTATGTAGAGGAGCTTGAGCTTTATTGTTTGGGAGAATTTGACGAAAGTACGTCAAATTTGAGATCAACAGGATCCATTTTAGTTATAACAGGCGCGGATTTGGTAAACAATAAGCAAATTGAGGTAAAAAATGGCTAGAAATTCAACTTATAAGAATATGGAAACCCTAAAAACCGGCAGAAATTCGTTTGATTTATCTTATGATAAATTATTTTCCGCGGACATGGGTTTTCTTTATCCAGTGATGGCACGTCGCGCAGTTCCCGGTGATAAATGGCACATAACAGCAGAGATGTTAATCAGAATGAATCCGCTTGTGTCACCTGTTATAACTCCTATTAATGCATTTGTGCATACGTTCTTTGTACCTAACAGATTAATAGATGATAAGTTCGAGGATTTTATAAAGAAAGGTGATACAGGAGATCTTGAGATAGCTTTACCGTTGGTTCAGATGTGGAATAAGTCTGGAGGAGAACCAAAACCATCATTTTATGATTTCGCAGAATTTGATTCTATATCAACAAATTTTGCTAATCCTGCTTCAGGTGATCAGATTTATGGTACAACGTTACACGACATTCTTTATAATAAAAGAAGAATAGGAAGTTGGTCAGAAAATACTGCTCCAACAGCAGAAAAGTTACGTGCATATAAATTTATATGGAATGAGTATTACAGGGATCAGAATTTGCAATCTCCTTATGCTTTCTTGGAAAAACATGAATCACCAAAATACAACAGAGAACCAATAAATGTTCTTCGCAGAAATTGGGAGAAGGATAGATTTACAGCTTCGCTTCCGTTTCAACAGAGAGGAACGTCACCTAGTCTTCCTATAACCGGATTAACCCACGCTGACTTTACTGGATTAGTAGAATCTAATGCATTGTTTCCGATAACTGATCCATCAGGAATTAGTACTACTCAATTTATGAATCAATCAGGAACATTAGGAAATTTAAGAGGTGGAAATCCTAATTCAGGTGGTTCAGTTCCAGTTGGAATAAATGCTGGTATAAATGCTGCTCAATTATCTTCTAATAATGTTGTAGATTTGGAAGAAGCTACGACTTTAAACATGAATGCATTGCGTCAAGCAATGGCTCTTCAAAAATGGATGGAACGTAATGCAAGAGGAGGAACTAGATACACAGAAATACTTAAACGTCATCATAATGTTGCTCCAACAGATTCTCGTTTAGATCGTCCAGAGTATATAGGCGGTGTTAGGTGTCCGATTGTTATAAGTGAGGTGTTACAAACATCTGAATCAAATGTTAGTAAACAAGGTAATATGGCAGGACATGGTATTTCGGTTTTAAGAAAAAAGCAAGGATCATATTTTGTAGAGGAGTACGGATGGATAATATCATTACTTTCAATTATGCCAAGACTGAGTTATGCTAACGATCATACTAACAGAGAAGATTCTTATAGAGTAGCAGAAGAGTTTTATTGGCGTGAATTTGCAAACTTGTCAGAGCAAGCTGTTACGAGAAAAGAATTGATATTACAAACGCCAGCTGGTGTAAGTCCTGAGTTAAATGACGCTGTGCATGGTTTCGTAGGTATTTATGATGAATTAAGAACTTCAGAATCAACAGTACACGGATTATTCAGAGATACGTCATTTGCTTCATGGCATTTAGGAAGAGTATTACCTACAAATGTTGCGCTTAACAGTGCATTTATAGAATGTAATCCGGATAAGCGTATATTCGCTGTACCTACTCAGCCCGGATTTATTGTTAATTATGGTGCTAATATAGTGGTATCAAGGCAGTTACCATTTATAGCAGAACCAGGACTTATAGATCATTTTTAAAAGGAGAATAAAATGGGTAAAAAAGAAAATTTAAATGAAGGTTACTTGAGTGTAATTGATGATGAAAGAAAAATTGAAAAAATAGAATTAGATGATATTAAAAAATCTCAATATGAAATGTTAAGAAATCCTAATTTCTTTAATGATGTGAAAATTAAAGAAGAGGAAAACGATGGTGATACGATTACAGAAACAGCT